GGTTCTATTTGTATAAATGCGGTATACAAAGCTGCGATAGAATCCTCTGTTATCCACATTTATTTTCCTAGAAACGTATGACTAATATATCCGATAAATCCGCCCATAGCAGATACGATCATCATGCCAGCCCACATACCACCACGACCTTTGTTGGCAAGCTCTAATAACTCTTTTATGTCTTTTTCAAGGCTTTCTACTTTATGTTCTAAAGATTCCACCTTGCCTATGAGTTTGCCATAGGATACTGGATTGATGTCGTTCATTGTTAAATTCACTCTTTTTAATTGTTTAGATTAATAAATTACTTAAATTGTGGGCCACCTACCCATAATACTATTGTTTTTCGTATTCCTTTTGTTACAGGTGTTACTTTATGAAGCATATAAGAAGGAAAAAACCAAGCCCTTCCTTTTATCATTTCTAATTTTGAATATTTATCACTATCAGATTTTAATAATAAATCTCCACCTTCAAATTCTGCAGGATCGGATAACATTAAAACCATTGATAATTTTCTAGGAACTGATTTATTTCCCATAAACATATCTATATGCCAATCATAATGACCATTATCTTGAGCAGTATAAATACTTAATTGCATAGGCTCATAAAAACCTGTTAAATCAAAATGAAAATATCTGCTATTTACTTCGGCTATTACTTTAGAAAAAACATCCCATATTTCTTTATTTTCATGCGTAAGATTTACCCATGATATTTTAGTAGATCTAATATTTTTATTTATATTTGCATTTTCACCTGTTCCTATTTCTGCTGGAATTGTGTCTGCAACATTATTTAAATTTATTAAATAATTAATTTGATCTTCTGTTAAAAAATTTTCCCAATAAGCATAAAAATCTTTTCCAAAATTGCTAACTGGTGGGATAGGATATATCATAAATAAGTATTTGGTTTATAATTCCAAGTATTAACCGCAATAGACATTCTATTACCTGTATATTCTTTTACAGAATGATATATATTTGGAGAAAATATAATTAATCTATTGGTTTTTGGAATAATTGTTACAGTTTCAGTAGTAAATTCACCACCTTTTAAATTTTCAATTAAACCATAATAAACAATACTGCACATAGGAGTTTTTATTTGATTGGTTTCTTGAAATAATTTTTCATCTTTATCATAATGCCAATCAGGCCTAGTATTATTATGACACCACATTTCACAACCTATCATGTTAGATAAATCATAATATTTATTTACTGTTTTAATACAATCTGATATAAAAGAATCAGTATTTAAATAATGTGATAAATTGCCTTCAAACCATTGTGCTTTACTAGCATCATGCAAATTAAAATAATTTACAAGATTGTTGTTTTTATCTATTGACAAAAAATCATCTATAATTATTAACATTTATTTAATATTATAGCTAATGTAAATCTGTAAAAATGAGCTAAATGAGACTGTGGTCTAATAGTATGTGGAATATTAGCATCAAAAGAAATTAATCTTCCAGGAGTATATGGAGATGCAAAAGCTATATTTTTATGATTTTCACTAAAAAATAAAGTTTCACCATGCCAACCATCATGCCATTCTAAATTAACATAATATAAAAGAACTTTAGATTCTGGATGTACATGAACAAAATTAGCATCAGCAGCAGTAGATAAATTTAATATACATTTAGATATTTTATGATTATCTAATTCATTGGCTGCTTCTGTATTTTTTAAAGCATCAATAATACCTAAATTTTCTAAATCTTTATCAGAATATGTAGAATGTAAAAATCTATAAATTATATTTTCATGGATTGGTCCATCTTCCCATCCCAATTTAAAATATGAATTATTTGCAAACTTATAAAATGTACTGCGCTGTTGAGCATTAAACAAATCATCATATACTCTAATCTTTTTATTTAATTCTAAAGTATATTCAATCATTTTATTTCCATTAAATAGGTTCGATTTTTAGTAAAATCTATTTTTTGTCTATCAGAGCCTTGACAAATTGCATCTTTATAATGATCTGTAAATTTACCATTTTTACGAACAAAATGCACAAAAACTTGTCCTGAATAGTAGTTTTCTGGACCTTCACATAATTTTCTATAATGCTCTACTTCGCATCCTTTATATATAATGGCATCACCTTCACCTAAATCAATTCTAGTATTACCTACATATATAGGCCATGAATAATGATGTGATCTTCCTAATTGAATAGTAACACTTATTTCACAAGCTGGTCTATCTTTATGTGGCTTTAAATCATCACCATTAGAATATAATCTAGCATAAGAATAAGTAGGCAATAATTCTTCTTCTACAATATCTTCAATTTCAGGCCACAATTTTTCCTGCAAAGTTTCAAACATAATTTCGTGGTCTAATATTGCTTTTGCTTGTGGTACTTGTTCGTCACCTTTGATTGTTTCTATATATTGTTGTCTTAATAAAACATTTGTAAAAAAATAACAAAATTCAATAGGAATAAGTTTTGGAATGATTATATAACCATTTTCATCAAATATTTGTTTAGGCATTGTGTTATAAATATTATTTATTATGAATAAATTTTATTTTAACACAATATTACCTTTCTATACAAATAATTGCCACTCCATCTTGACTTAAATTAAATGTTTTATCAGAAGATACGACTCTGGCATATTGTGTAGGTTTTAATTGTACGCCATTGCATGTTAAAATTCCGTTTACGCATAGAATAAATGTTTCTTTATTTGAAGCATTAATTGTTTCTGTAATTGCGCCCTTAATTAAACGAGCATCATATCTCTTTGTTGATGGCATTGGATTAATTCCAATCCAAGTAGCTCCATTGTTACCAGCCACATATTTAATTGCAGATCCTGCGTATTCAGAAACATCTACTAAAGATCCTTCAGTTAATTCTGTAGTCTGATTAGATTCTGTTCCAGCTAATGCAGATCCACTATATAAATATACCCATTGATTAAAAGCACCATCATTTACATTTGGATTTATTAAAGATTCATTAGCAGTCATTGTTCCATGACAAATACCAAATCCTCTACATGAAATTGCATTTTGAATTATCATACATTTACCTCATTAGGATATGCTGGTGCAGATGGGCTTGTAATATCATCAATATTATATTCCATTTGACTTCCTACCAATGATTTATATGAATCAACTTTTTCTTTATCAGCTACAAATTGTTCTTTTATTTTTTGTTGTTCGGCAAGATAAATACCTGCTTGAGCAATTCTTTTGGTAATTTCATTGACATCACTAACATCAGGCCACATAGTCATTGGTTGATATGCAACTGATTGATAATCTGATGGATCTTGAGATTTTGTTTCATCTGATGCAAAAGAAACTAACAAAGAATGAGTATCTTCATCATATCCATTAATTTTAATTTTAATTTTTTTCATAAATATTTTCCTATTAAATTAAGCAACTCCACCTTGTCTAGTACCTGTAGCAGGCCATGTTACAAAAGAATTTCCAGTTATATAATTACCAGCAGCACCGCCTGATCCTCCTGCTCCTGTAGATCCGCTAGATGGACTTGTGCTAACTCCAGCTCCTCCCGTTGATCCAACACTTCCTGCTGCTCCGCCTGTTCCTCCAGTTCCGCCATAAGACCAAGTGCCTGAAGCTCCAGCACCTCCAGATCCTCCAGTAGTAGCTGTTCCTGAATTTCCTGGAGTTCCAGGAGTGCCTGGTGGGAAACCACCTCCAGGACCACCGCCAGATCCACCAGTTCCTACATTATTTCCAGCTCCACCGCCACCGCCACCGCCTGCTGTTGCTGTTGATGAAGCATCTTTTGGTGAAGGTCTTTGTCCGTATGATGCACCTCCTCCTCCGCCACCGCCACCGCCACCAGCAATTGTTCCATTATTAGTTACTATTGTTGCTCTATTTGTATAAAGTGCATTTCCTCCAGCAACCCCAGAGCTACCAGGAGATGCTCCTGAACCTGGACCAGGTGCGGTTCCACCAGCTCCGCCAGTACCTCCTGCTCCTCTAATAGATCCATTATTTACAATAGTAATTGTATCTCCTGGATTAAATGCACTTGGAACTAACATAGCATAAGCAGGCACAGTTGAACTACCTACAGTTACGCCTGGATTAATTTGTACTGTAATGTCTGAAGAACCAGCTACATAAGATGGACCTCTGTTTGTATAAACATCATAATTTTGAGTATTAGCTGAAATAGTTAATGTGTAAACAGCTCTACCTGCGCCACTTTTCCCAAATCCAAAAGCTCTAGCTGATACAGTTCCAAAAGAAGATAATTTAGGCATATATGTCCTTATGCGTATGCAGTTTGTGAAGCAAATACGGAAAATGTGGCAGATGCTGTTTTAACAATTGCATAAGTATAAGAATCTACACTAGAAACATTACCAGCAACAGGAGCTGTTCCGCCTTGCCATTTAGGAGTAACTGATGTACCATCAATAGTTACTGCATTATTATAATATGCTGTAGATCCTTGTGTAGCTAAAAATATAACTGTAATAACTTCACCAACTGACATAATACTGTCTAAAGATGAGCCACTTGAACCTCTAAAATTTACAGTCCAATTTCCGCTTGCGTTTGTCGTATAGTATAACACAGATTGTGTAGTCACATCATAATTGATTGTTCCAGTTGCTGCTGTTGCTGATACAGTAATGCCTTCTACAGCATTAACAAATTTAGATGAAATTAAGCTAGATGTACCTGTAAATGTTTGTTTACCAGTCCATGTGTTATTGGTAGATAAACCAAACGGAGCTACATAAGCTGGATTAGATGCTAATTGAAATTGTGTTCCGTCATAATTAACTGTTACAACAGATCCAGATATAATATCTCCGATAGCTAATGCTGTAGTACCATTTTTAGTAATGTTTTTAGCACCAATACCATTGATATTAAGTGTAACGCTTGTAGTAGTATTAGCACCTGCAGCAACAAATCTAAATGTTTGACCTGCAGCATAAGAAGTCATAGAAAGTGATGCAGTAGCTGTAATAGTGTCTGTGCCAGATACGCTTGTTAAATATGTTAAAGCACCATCTTGTACTTGACCTGCAGCAGAATAGCTTGTTCGTAATAAAGCATTACCTACATTTGTATGTATATAACCGCCCATAGGCAAGTTAGCAACAGGAGTGGTTTGTCCGTCATACGCAAGAGATGCTGTAAGTGCAGATCCTAAATCATTGAGGGTTGTGTTAGCCCATGTAGATGATATGACTGTTCCTGTTACGACTGGATTCCCTGCTGGAAGCGAATATGTTCCTGATCCATTTCTTGCCATTATTGTTGCTCCTTGTTTGCTTTATTCATTAAAATTGCTGTATTAATTATGTTTTCTAGTGATGCTTCAGGCAACATATTGACTAATTCTGTAACCTTTTCACCTGCTTTACCTGCAACATTTGCAGTTTTTCCTGCTAACATAGCAGCTAAACGAGCAACTCTAGGTGATGTTAAAGGTGCTGTCACATGAAATATGCTAGGCAATATAGCTTTTTTACCAAGATTTAATGCCATATTTGCTAAATCATTGCTACCTGTTCTTGCTGGGATTGGACTCCATGCAGCAGTATCTACACCAGCTTGTGTAGCTTGTTTTAATCTCTCAGCTTCACTTAAGCCTTCAAATGGGTTATATGCTGGCATTGTGGTTCTTTTTAATGCTGCAGGCATGTCTTTTGGTAATTCTTTATAATGTTGTGCTAATAAATCCCATGCACCTAAACCTTCAGGATGTCCTTTTGTATAATCTTCTGCAAGTATAGCTACATCATGCGGAACTTGTAGTTTGCGTGTGTAGTTATAAACCATGTCATTATATAATTGCTTACCTAATGGTGTAGCTTCATTGATAGCTTGCTTTAATTCAGGAATATCTTGTTTGTATGCTTGATAAATAGTGCTAAATGCTTCAGGATCTTTACCTGATTCAAATGCTAATACTCTATTAGGAATAGATTTTACAAAGCCACCAGATTTACTTAATAAATTAGCTAATTTTTGTGCAGTTTCTGAACCTTTGATATCACTTGCTATTGTTTCTGCAGCAACTTTACCTTTTTCTATCATTGGTGTTTTAGTAAGACCGCCAATAGGATATACTTCTGGTGCTAATCCTTCTAATTTACTAGCTTCCCAAGCATTACCAATTCTTTCCATAATACTTGGTTTATATGGTGCAGCATTTCTACCACTTGCTAATGTCATATTGGTAGGAATAGAAGGATCATAAGGTGCATTAGTTTGTGGATCAATTCCTGGTTTAATTGCAGGAGCTACTTCCCATGCGTTTTTAACTGGTGCGTCTTGCCATCCCATTATTTATTCCTTATGGTTTAACTCTAGTAACACCATTTGGATCTACAAATGTAGTGCCAGATGGAAGTAAATTGTATTCAGCATCATTAGTAATCTTTTTAGGCTGAGCTAATAAGTCACCTTGCTTTTGAGCTGTACTTTTTTTAACATTAGGATTTTCGCCAGCTTGTAATTTTGAATATACATCTCTAGCTTCAGGCGTTAGTAAATCGCCCATATTTTTATTTAATCCCATTCCAGCTTGATATTGTGATTCTAATGATTGTAAAGCACCTCTTAACAAATCAACACCGTTTTGAATGTATTCTTTTTGTTGTTTTTCGCCTGCATTTGGATTAAATGCTTTTTCCCAATCTTTTAATTCTTGTAAATTACCACCACCTTGTGCAGCAAATACTTTTCTTAATTCTGATGCAACAGCTTGTTGAGATGCCCTATATTTACCTTGTCTTGTGTCACCAAATCCTTTTTCTTCTATATAGTTAATTGGTGCATTTAAAAGGCCAGGTAAAATATCAAAATTATTTAAATCTTCTGCTCTTTGATATAAATTACCCATGTGGTATAAAGTTTGATTAGCTGCACGAATAGCATTACCTTGAACGCCTTTAGAAAATGCTGTAGCAGTTTGCTGACGTTTTTGATAGTTTGTAGCATCAAAAGTAGGATCATATTGTGTAACTGCTTGCAATAATGATGCACCTGCTGGAGTTCTTGTCATTTGTGGAGTTAAAGCTAATTCTCCATTTGCATATTTTTTAATTAATGGCTGAACACGAGGTGGCAATGTATTTAAAAATTGTTCGCCAGTTAAACTTTCTCTAGTTACGCCTTCATATTGACCTGAATCTGGTACTAATGTTGCCATTTATTACTCCTCTATCCAAAATTTCTTGCCATTTTGCATGACATAATATTTACCAGTATTTTGATCTAATGTACCATTAACTGTTGATCCATTATCTAATTTAATTTGTTTTGTAGTACTTATATTTGCTGGACTTGTGTTACTAAAAATATGGTAAGGATCTAATTTTTCTTTTTCTCTAGCATTTACTAAATCTTGACCACGAATTGTAGTTTTGCTATGTAAAATATCGCCAGGAGAAACACCTATAGGCAATGTTTGACCTGTAGGTTGTCCAGATTCATCAACTTGAACTTGTTTATCACCCATGTTAATCCATGTAGCTTTTTTAGGGGCATTAACATTTTTAATGTAATCTAAAATAGCACCTTCACCTATTTTATTGTCACCAATGGTTTGACCATATTTAACTACAGCACCTAAAATATCATTTTGAGTTAATGGTTTTGCAGGCACTTGTGTTGTAACAGGTTTCATTACATTTGTTTGACCTTGCATGTTTTGTGTATTAAATGGTGATGTCATACCTACTTGTTCAGCAGTACCATAAGGTGATGTAGGAACATTCATGCCTTGTTGTATATCTACTGCTGTAGGTTGCATTGTAGTTTCTGTTGTTGGCTCATTTTTTAATGTTTTTAATAAGTCAGCTAATCCAGCTTGTTTTTTAGTTTCTTGAGCTTTGGCAATATCTCCATATTCTTTCATGGCTTGCTTTTCTGTATACATGCCAATACCTTTATTAACTGCATTAGCTAATGCTTGAGTCCATGATGGTCTAACATATCTACCAGATACCATTTGACCTTCTAATACAGGGCTATTTCTTAAAGAATCAGCTAAAGCAAGTTTACGCTTAAGATTAATTTGAGCTAAAGTAGGATCATCTACTCCAGATCCATCTGTATTATCACTAAACTGTGGTAAGTAATCCATTAGTGCCATATTGTCCCCTAGATTAATGCGTAATTAACAGCTTTGTAACCATCAGCCATTGTAACAACTGCTTCAGGTATGACTTTTTCAACTTCTTGAGCCATAACACCAATTTGTTCGCCTTTTGGTAAATCTTTTCTGTTAATGTAATTAAATGAATAGATATTAATACCATCATGTAATTTACCGATTTTCTTAATATTCTTTTTAAGTCTAATATCTGAAGGGCGCATCATGTAAGCACTACCTAATGATCCACCTAAGTTCATTAAACCACCTAAGAATCCAGAACCAGCAGCTTGTTGAGCATTGTAATTTGCTAATTGATTTTGATAGCTTGCATTAGCAGCACCAAGTAAATCTGGACCTGCTACGTTAGCTTGTTGTGGTGTATTTACAAAGCTAGGATTTTGAACTTGAGAACCTGTGCGTAACGCATTAATGACGTTAATAGGTTGCATTTGATTGTAAGCAGCTTGTTGAAAACCTTGTTGATTAGCTGCAAGACCTGTATTCATGCCTTGAACAACTGCACTATTAAGCAAATCATTTTGTTTTTGAGATTGCATTAATTTAGCTTGTTTATAAGCATCTGTACCTGCAGCAATACCTCTATTAGCTAATTGTTGTTCTAAAGAAGCATTTTCACGTTCAATTTGTGGTGCAAGTCTGCTCATAATAGCATCTTGATATGATTGACCAGGATTAATACCTGTTTGTGGTAATGTAGATGTATCTATACCAGGTGCTGATAAAACATCATTAGCATAAGTTAAACCTCTATTAGCTGTATTCATTAATCCTTGATTAAGAATATTTGTTTCATTTAATAGCTTTTCTTGAGCTGGTGCTAATGTTTGTGTAGCAGTATATAAAGTATTACCGTATGGATCAGTACCAGGATTAGCTGTATAAATTAAATTACCATAAGGTGTAATTTGATTAGTACGGTTTGCAGCAGCAGTTGCTCTAGCAGCCTCTAAGTTACCAGCAGCAGTTGCTTGTGCAGCACCTGTGTAATCTGGTGGTGGTGGAGCAGAACCTTTACCACCGCCATAGAATGTGAAGTAGTCACCTAATGCAGGTAAGAACCAACTAAAATCAAACAATTTCATACATTTTCCTTTATATATCTATCTTTAAGTTTTAACCAACGACAATCTTCAGGTGACATTGTATAAACAATGCCATCACCATCTGGGAAATAGTCTTTAAGCAATGCTTCTTGCTTAAATCCTAAATGAACATTTACTTTTTGAGCTTTTAGATTAGCTGTAGAGACTAATCCTTTTAACTGTTTTACTTTTAATACATTGAAAGGGTAATTAAATATTGCAAAATAAAATTCCCTAGATACATGACGTGGATCATCACATCTTGAATGACTTGCAATACATGAACCTGTATAACCATCATACATAAGACCAGCAATTAATTGACCTTTATAAACTTGGCCTATTGCTTGGCAAATAGGAGTCCATGATCCGCCAGCTTTCTGACAAACCCATTCTCCTACTTCTTGTCCTTGAACTATTATAGAACTGCACCCTTTTCAATTACTATATCTGTTGAAACCCATCTTACGTCAATACCTTGAGATGTAGTGGATACGATTGGCGCACCATAATATCCTACGCCATTAACACCTTGCCATTGTTGCAAGATTGATAAACCACCACCCCACAATGCAGAATCCCAAATACCACTATCCCAATAGCCAATAGCTGAAGGTGTGTAATTTAAAATCGTAGTAGGTAAACTTGTATTAAAATCTACGTTAATATTTGTGTAGATAGCAGGATTACCAGATGTTCTAAATATTGGTTTAGCCATTGTAAAGCGTTTAAGCTCACCTGGACTACCAAAAGCAGAAAATGCTTGTAATGCTACAGCTGTAATATTACTACCGTTATCAGCATTTGTGTACCATGCACGACCTACATAATTAGATCCACCAAAATATGGTTGATCGTTAAATAATTCCCAGCAATATGCGTTCCATCCTGTGTAATTACACCAGTTTGTAGTAATGCTATTCATAGAATACTGTGTAATTTGTATTGGATTAGGCACATTTAACCATAATTGGTTTTCTTGTGGATAAAATAACATTTGCCACCCAAATTGATCGCCATAATTAGTAATAGCTTCTGATACAGCCCATTGAATTTTGTCTGTAATAGCTACTCTAGGATCAAGTCTTGATGATTGTAATTCTGAAGCTAATGGAGTGATACCGTCTTTACCTAAAACAAGTAAATCACCACCATATTTATATAAACAACGAGTGCCTACAGGTGTTCCTAAATCCCATACGCCTGCTAATGAAAAATCATTATCTGGATCTGATCCCTTGTAAACAATTACTTGGCCTTTAGATGTATAAGCTACATAGTAGTCATCAACACCGTAACCAGCATCTATTGTCCATGTTGCATGCTGAATAATCTTACCGCCTTTATAAGCAAATGAGCTTAAATCTAATGATTTAGCAAGTCCGCCTATAGATAAAACAGGTAAATACCATACTTTTAATGTATCTGTTTGCGTAAAAAATACTCTACTTTTAAATACGATTGGGTTATTTAATGTAGTAGTAGTAACGCCTGTAATTGCTGGTGTAGATGCGCCTGTAATGCTTGTCCATGTAGTGCCATTATAGACATAAGGTGTAGAAACACCGTTAGCCATCATTAAAAATGATCCACCAGCAGTTGTAATATTGCAATATTGCCAACGTGAATTTGCTAATCCTGAAAGTAATGCTGCACCTACAGCACCTTGTGATGTAACATCATAAACAGCACCATTAGATATAGCTAATAGTTTACCTGTAGTGCCACTTTCATAATTCATAAGTGTATCTACTTCAGCAGGCAATCCTGTAGCCCACTTTGTATAACCATTTCTTAACTGTAATTCTGTTGTAGCAGGAAAAAAGTTAGTAAGATAAACTGCATCCGTTACAGGCATATCGCCTAAACTATCTCTTGCGTTCCATCCGCCTACTGGAGCTGGTAATGATACGCTTCCTGCTGATTTTTGTTTTACTGGAAACATTATTTATCCCAAATATCTTTAAAAGGATTTAATCCTTGTGATCGTCTTTGTATGGCCCATTGTTCTGCTTTTGATCTAGCAGATGGCATTATATTTTCATGTTGAACAATCTCATTAAGTTCTTTTTTGTTTAATGTAGGAACAATAGATGGAAAATCACCAATATTATCTCCAATAGATAATTCTGTTACTGCTTGTCCTTTTGGATTGTAATTAATACCTTGCCATCCTGTATATTTAGGCATCATTTGACCACCATAAGTACCATTAGGATTTTGATATGCTCTTAATCCATAAGGATTAGGATAATCACCTACGCTTAAACCACCTTTTGATGGTTGTGCGCCTTGTAATAATTGTGCTAATTTAAGAGTATAGTTATTCATAACTAATGCCCATAATTAGCGTCAGGTATATTTTCAAATCCGATTAAGATTGATCCAGGTACTGGAGCAAAGCTCAATGTAGCTGAACCAGAATCGTTAGCTTTAGCGAATGATAATTGTTGTAAATAATCTCTTGTAAATGCTGTTGAATCAAAACCTTTAATTTCAAAGTATTTCTTTTTCAACGCTGTAACCATTAAACGATCAGGAAATATACAAGTATCTGAATCTGCTAAGAATGATGATTGCGTTACTCCTGCTGAACTTGTAGCCCATTGATTACTAATGTATTCAAAGCCTAAATACTCATTTGTATTCATAGCAGGCCATACTTGGAAGTATCCGCCTAAAATTCTGTAACGGATTCTAGGGCCTGTTGAAATATAGCTAGACTTTAAAAATTGCCATTGTTGAGCATCTGTAGGGCCTAACATTTCCCAGCGTTTAGACTTATCGTAATGTGTACGATCTATTTGTCTATCCCAGTCACTTGGAAGTGGGTATTTAGCTTGTGAAAAGTAAAGTGTAAACACGCCAGTTTGTGTGGCGGCCTGTGATAATGTAAGTGTATGTGCGCCTGTAACAGTATTAACATAAGTATCTTGATTGATACCTGTACCTGTTACGATATATAAGTTACTTAACCCTGTGGTTGATTCTACAGTTGTCACAGATGTAGAATTTTCCACAAGGGTACAAGTAAGTGTTGTATAGACTGTGTAAAAACGGTATTCTTTGTCTAATGCTTCCCAGTTATGATCTCTTTGAATCTCATAGCCTACTGAGTTCATTAGAGCATAAATCTGAACAACATCTGCCGCAGTATTGCCTACTACTTGTGTAGGCTGAGTTAAACCCATTTCACCTGTAGCCTGCTGAACGAGTTGCAATAGAGTTGATGCCATTTATTAGTCCTTTTTAGGTTCTTTCGTTTCTGATTTGACTTCAGCCTTATCAGATTTTGATTTTTCCTCTACCATTTTTGCTAATCTAGTCATCTGATCTTTAAGATCAGCAATTTCTTGCTCTCTTAATTTAAGTTCGTCTGCCTGTCTTTGTACAAATGATGAGTCTTTAGCGTTTTCTAAGAACGCCTTAGCTTTATCTCTTAATGCTAATGGTGACATACCTGCTGTCATACCGATTGCCATAAGTTGTTGATCTGAAGCTGCTGCCACTTGTTCTACTGTGTAGAACTTAAAGTGTTTTAATTCTGTCGCTTGTGCTGCGTTAAGAATAGGCCAATCTCTTAATATTGTGCCTTGCACGTTATCAGGATTGTGATTTCCGTCTGCCTTTTCATTTAAATACATAGACCATTGTGTAGGAAATTGTGATTTATGTGAGTTATTCACAAAAGTATCAATAATACTTAGTTGATTGCCTGGTATTTCAATTCTAACAAAGTCGGCCATGTAGCTAATTGGTCTGCCTTCTTTATTGGTTAGAAAATCGTTTTGTAGTTCTTTACTATAAAATCTTACTGCTAATGCGCCTGTTTCTGAC